ATCTGTATCTGTTGCGTCTATTCCTAATGTTGCAAAAAACTTGATTCGTACCCAGCAACTGGAGCTGTTCCCGGAGTAAAAGTAGAACGAGAAACATCAATAGTGTTATTTGATGTTTGGACAATCCAACGATCAGCAGAATAAGCACCCGCCGTTAAGTTAGTGAAAGTAGTGCCACGCTGCCAGATACCAAAGTCACCATTGATGATCTTATTTTTACCAGCTTGACCAAAGCCGACATTCCAGACAGAGGTATCAATGGCATCGCCTAATGTGCGAATGTCTGACGCGCCATTCTTTACAAGGCTAGAGTTATCTGGCTCTGCCCATGCATAATTCGGTGATGTTGCCATTTAGGTTAGTGCTCCTGTCGCGTTAGTCCAAGTAAGTGTACCATTTACGCCTGTCCACGCTAAAGTGGCAGGCAATACTGTTTCCCATTGTGTCGTTGATAATGAGAAGTCTGTCGCTGAGATGTAAAGAGTGATTTCAGTAAAACTAGGGGTTGCCCTAAGTGCGACATTTTCCACAAAGCCATCGAATTGACCACCAAGTAGGTTGCTAGGTAGGTTAGTGATTAGGACAGGCTCACCAAAGAAGATGCCGATCAGGTCATTACGCATCGAATCTGACATGTCTGGATTGTCTAAGCGGAAGGTAATTGCACCTAATGAACTGCGCGGATTGGCTCTGAGTTTGAGCTCTCTAGAAGCGATGTCGGTGATGTCTGCAAGGTTTTTGATGTTAGAGTCAAAGGAACGCTGAAAGAGTCCGTAAGCGGCTATAGAGTCGCTATCTGAGGTAGTGTAGGTTGATCCGTATCCTGTGGCGTAACGATAGATAAGGCTGTTACGGATGCGAGCAGTTTGAGTTGTGGCTGTGATAGAGGATGGTGTTGCATACGAGCCATTAAGGTTAGTAAAGCCGTTTGCTGCGAGATAGGTAGATCTGTGATCTGCATCGTCATAACTGACATTCCCATCATTGTCCTCGTGGAGCTGACCTAGTGCGCTGTTAGCAATCTGGTCTGCAAGGGTCTGAGACTTAGCCGAAGTATCAGCTGCAACGGCAATCATCGTGTAGAACCCTGAGTCGATAGTGCCAATGTATGACTCTGCATTAGCCCATGTCACAGTTGGTGGATAAGTGTCCCATGTAGTCGTTGGAGTTACTTCACCCCAACGACCATAAAGAGCTGATCCTAAGATCGCGCTGATTTGTGCGCCGTCTAAGCCCTCTGCTAGGGCTGTGTTGTAGATAGCCTTAGTCAGGCGAGCCAATGAGCCAATGCCCAAGATCGTGCCTGTGGTAATGAAGCCACTTTCCTCTGGGCTTCTGACACCGATGTTAAAGTCTGATACTTCTCCGCCAAAGACTGTGACATAAGTGCCAGATGAGTTTTTAAGCTCTAACAGAATTGGCTCTGTGACATTGATGGTAAAAGGTGAGCCATCTGTGTTGATAATCTCTACTCGGCAGTATCCCGCCGTAGGTTGGCGATCAATGTCTAAGCGACCAGAAGCATAGGAAACAGAGGTGACAGTCGTATAGACATCATCACCTACTGTCACTCGCCACTCTGGAAGCCATGTCATTAGTAAGCTCCAGCTCGCAAAGTGCCACGCTGTACAGCATCAATAAGTACCTGATCGATAGCTTCTGCAATAGCGTTAGGATCTCCCACGCCTGTGTTAATTGTAATGTTAACATCTCTAGCCCCGACTGCGCCTGAGTTAAAGATTGATCCGCCTTCTCCAACACGAGCTGACCCAGCATCAAATGAACCAATGTTGCCACTAGCAAACGAATTAACAAGAGCATTAAATGCGCCTGAGTCTTCAATAGATTGAAAGACAGGTGCTAAACCATCAACGAGCTTAATAAACTCTTTTCCATTTTCGCCAATAACTGATACAACTCCGCCTAAATCTTCAGTTGCTTTGTTAATAAGAGCTGTGCTTCTAGGTGGTGTCTTTGGCGAAATCCCATTAGGTGTCTGATTAAATCCACCGCTGCTGCCACCAACTCCGCCAAGACCAGCCAACAAAGCAAGCATCTCTCGAATCTTACGAAGTGCCTCATCTAAATTATCTTGATTAATTAAATCTTTAGGCTTTAGACCATTGAGGATTGTTTCAATAGCCTTCATCTGTGTGTTCTGACCAGTCAGCGCATTGAGTACACCAAGATCAGCATTAAGTTTCTTGGTTGCTGCTTCAATGGCTGCGGCATCCTTAGAAGCAATTGCATCTTCAAGGGCAAGGATTGAACGCTTGACATTAAGGCGTGCTGTGTCATTGGCAATCTGTAGCAATTGAGCCGATGAGGTTGCCTTGCCTAACTGCTCAGCCTGAGAGGTAAGAGCTGCTGCAATCTGGATCTTGTCAAGGTCAAAGACTTCAACACCTTTACCTAAAGCAATTTGAGCCTTATCGATGGCAGCTTGTAACTTCTTATCTTTAAGTATCTTTGCCTGTGCTGCGGCTTGCTCTTTAGTTAGCTTTGTAATCTGTGCTTGGTTTTTCTTGGCTATAGCATCTGCACGCTGAGTATCTTGTGAGGATACTGTAAGCGAGATGTTGCCCATACCCTTGAACGCATCAAGGTTTTTAGCGAATAAATCAAAGTCAAAGATTGATTTAGTGATGGCGATAAACTTGCCAGTTTCGCGTGCAAGTCCAGCAATAGCATTAGCAATACGATCAATGCCCTTGATAAGCGGGTCGATAGTGTTAGAGCCTGATGCAGTCTTGATTGCATCGACTAAGCCTTCGCCAATTGTCTCTTTGGCGTTATTACCTGCAACAGTTAATTTAGCAAGTGAACCTGCATAGGTATCGGCTGCCGCTGCTGCCTGACCTGCAAAGAGTGTTGCCAGTCTTGTTTGGATTTCCTCAAATGATGAGGATGTCAATTCTGCCTTTGTAAGTCCAACACCTAAACGACCTAGTGCCTGAGTCTGTCCTAAGTATGCCTTCTGTAAGCTCTGTGATACCTGAGTAAGGCTCTTGCCTGTACCAGCACTAATGTCTAGGGCTAAGCCTAATAATTCTTGTGACTTAGTGACATCACCTGTAGCACGAAGCAAGCGATCCATCGCTGGGCGTAACTCGTCATCAAGCACGCCAGTCTGCATTTCAAGTCTAGAGATAAAGCCATTGACTGTGCCTACATTTGATCCATAGGCAAGTCCTAGATTTTTAAGAGTAGTGCCTAATGCCTTAGCTGCCTTATCATCTTCTGCAAAAGCCTTGACTGAAGCCTTGCTAAATGAATAGAGCTTCTGCACGCTATAAACGGCTAATAGACTTTTAGCAAGTCCCTTGACATTTTTGGTCAGTTTGTCGGTCGATGTCTGAGCTTCCTTAAACGCCTTCTTGCCCTTGAACTCAGCGGCAATGTTAATGTTCACATTACTCATGCGGCTCTCCTTACATCTACCATCGCTGTCCGACGATTAAACTTAGTTGTGGTGTTTTCAATAGCCTTAAACACAGAAGCATTAGCGCGACCCTGAGTCTTAGCCCAAGCTCTAAAGATTAAGCGACCCATCATGCGATGATCGCCTCGGCGGCTTGATCCGTATAACTGACCCAAGTTAGAAATAAATTGATTGCCAGCATAGGGATTGACAGATCGAGACACGCCCTTTGATGATCCGCCCGCTTTAGCACCGACCCAATCCTGACCTTGACCATTCTTACGCCCAGCGGTTTCATAGATCGCACCGATCATGGTTTTATTCTGGATGCGGATTGTATTAACAAAACCTGCTGCATTTGGCTTAGATGGTGTTGTCTTGTAGATAATGCCTTTACGGATTTCCAGAGCATCGTACTTAGGAAACCTTGCACCCCTAGATGTCTCGCGCTTAGTCCATCCAGACATGGGAGATGCGATAGGCACATAAGACCTAGCCTCATTAACAATAGGCTTTAAGATGTTTCCTAATTCCTTTGTTAATTCTTTTGCTAAATCAGGTGCGTATTGATTGAGGGCTTTACGAAGCTCGACCGCGCCTACTACCTCTGTTGGCATCGCTCACCTCTTTTGCTTCGTCTTTGAGCCCTTGCACAAGTGCATCGAGCATTGTCTTATCTAAATCCAATAATGCTTGTGGCGAGATCCCCAACCTGATGCTCAATCGAGCAATCAAGTAGGTGAATGGAAGATCCCGCTTTAAGCTAAAGGGTCAGAGTCAAGCACCTCGACACTTTTAAGTGTCTCAATGAACTCCATCCCGAAAGGCTTAACAGACTCACCTGACCTGCGTACTACTTCCCATGCTAACCAATAGACATCGCTTTGCTTTTCTTCATCGCGGAACGCCTTGTGGAAGCCCTTTTTAGCGTACTGCTCAAATGCGTATTCCACCGCTGGGGTGATTTCGCCTTCTAGTACGCTTCCATCGTTACGAACTATCTTCAGTTTTGCCATGAGTTTGCCCCTTTGTTAGTTAATTACGCTGTTGTAATTGTGATTGTGCCGTTGACATTCCATGTGACTGACTGTGTGCTGAGGTCTGCAACTGAGCCGTTAATGTCGGTTGTGTTGTTTACTAGGCAAGTCATTGTGTAAAGAGGGTTTGTAGCAGATGTAGCAGCAGATGATTGCTTAGCTGTTACTGTTACAGATGTTCCCCATGCAGCCTGCAAAGTCTGTAGGACTTCGCTTGTTGCTGTGTCATTTAGGAAATCAATTGTTACTGATGATGCTTCAAGTCCCTTAACGAACTTGTGACCTGAGTCACCCATCGCTGTAACTTCTAGCTCATCGAATGTGCGGTTGATTGTGATTGCTGTAACATGGTCAGACAAGTCCACTGCATTGACTGTCAATACCACGCCATTGTTTAGAAATACAGCCATTGGATTATTCCTCGTCTTTCTTAGTTACTGGCTTAGGTGTTGGTGCTGCTGTTGGTGCTACCTGACCGATCTTGATCAAGAAGGCTTCCAACTCTTTATCGTAATCGGACATCTTTAACTCCAACTCGTTAGGATACTTACGGACATCTCACACGACAGCAACTCTCCAGAAGCAGCGTTGAGAATACTTGGTGCGCTTATTGCGCTTACATTATAGGTCAAGTTACTGGCATTTAGTTTAGTGAACACGCCAACTACTGTGTCCTCAATCCCGTTAAGGTTGCCCTCGTTGTCGAACAATGGGACTGTCATAATGATCTTAAAGTTAGCCATTGGACTGATAGAAATCTGACTGTTGTTGTTAGGTGTCAAGTAAGGATCATCTGGAGACACGATTACAGAGTTAGCCAGCACAGTTGAAGGAGGAAATGCAAATGTCTGCCACTTAGCATTATCGACTAAGGCGGTTGCTAATGTGGTGCGAAGTGTCGTTATGGCTACTGGTGGCATTATCCCACCATTGAGTTAGGGCTTAGCGCGTGTGCTATCAATCCTCGCACCTTAGCGAGAAGCTGCGCGCTCATTCGGTAAGGGCTTGGCTGGAAATCGACAGCATTAGAACCTGAAAGGGTAGCGGTTCGCGCTTGCCAGATTTCAACAGAGATCATAAGAGCAGCTTGCTGGACGGCTTTATCTTCAGCCCAGTCTGTATAGGTTGATGCGGTTACTGTTGCAAAAGGATTGTAAGGGTGCTTGGTAGTGTCAGTCACATGATCTGTGGTTACTGTGATTGTGTAATCACCTACGCCTGTAATTGTCTTGTTGCCGTTGAAGTGCGAACCTGCACCTGTGATGTTCACAGTTTGGCCAACATAATAAACATCTTGCACTTTAGTATCAAAGTATAAAGTTCCGACAGTACCCTGATTTGAGTGAGCTGTGGCAAAGTTAGTGTTAACCCATAACATAGGAAGTAGGACTGCATCTGATGCGTCGCACACTTCTTGAAGGGTCGCGTCAGGATACAATGTGCCAACGCCTAAAGTGCTGCGAAGCTCTGCAACTGTTGTAAGTGCCATTTGTATCCTTTCTAAAGACTCTAGGGAGTCAGAGGGCTACTGACCCCCTAGAGCGACTTAGTTGCTAGTAATTACGCTACTGCGAAGCGGCGAACGCCCTTACCTGACTTAGCAACATAAAGTGCTAGGTATCCGTAAAGGTTGATTTCGATCTCACCTGAAGTCAAAACATTGACTCTCAGTTGTGTTGTTGGTGACTCCCACGCATACACGCTAGAAGGCGCGATTAGGAACGCTGAGTCATCTGAGATGCCTGAAGCTGAGATGTTGTGATCGACGATTAGGTCTGTTCCCAATACTCCGCCACGAACTGATGTTGCTACTGCTACACCTGAAGCGTTGTATGTTGGGCCATGTGCTGAGTAAAGTGCGCGACCTGTTGTGTCAGCGTATCCTGCGATTGCTGCCCACTGGTCTGTTGATGCTACAAGCTTGTTAGCGAAATCTCCGCCAGTACCCTTGTATGCTGCCGCACCTTCTACAGCGATGAATGACTGTAGTCCTGCTGCTGTTGTTGCAACATTTGTTGCTGCTGTTCCTGAAGCAATTAATTCAGCGATAAGTGCTGCATCTGTTGCCTTCTCGTACGCCTTGCGAAGCTCGACCATCATTAGCTCCATAAATGCTGGAGATGAACGATCTACAAGCTCGAATGATACGCGCTGCAATCCTGAGAACTTGTTCACAGTTACTGTGTCGTAGCTTGAAGTCATACCTGTCTCAGAAGGTGCTGATCCTTCGTTTGTGTCTGCAACTGTTGGTGCAGTATTTGGTGTTGCATTATTGGTATACAAGCGAGGGACTGTGAAGGACATCCCTGACTCTGTAAGTGCTGCGCGTGTTACTGCGTCAAATGCTGGACGACCTGTGAAGGTGTCTGTGATGAATGTGTTTAGGTGTGGTGCAAGTGTAAGACCTGTGTTTGTTGATGTTGAGTCATCTGCTGCGCGAACAACACGACGAGCCTCATCATCACCAAGTGCTGCCTTGATGTTTGCTTCTAGGTACTGTGCGCCTGTGATAGGTGCTACGCGCTCGCGCACGAATGTAGTTGCTGTCACTACAGTTGGGCGAGCAGCTTCAACCGCTGCTGCTTCTACTGCTGGTGCTGCAACTGTCTCTGGAGTATTCTCCACAGCTGTCTCGCTTTCTGTTGGTGTGATTTCTTTTTCTACTGCCTCTGGAGTTTCCTCAGCAGCTACATCGAGAACCTGAGCCGACTTAAATGCTGGCTCGGTTACCAATGAAACCTCTAGTAATTTAGCAGCGGATACAACCATGATGTTGCCCTTCTGCTTTGATTTGATAACTTCAACGCCTACTGAAAGACCTGACTGCAATCCTTCTTCAGCAAGGATAAGAGCCTCTGTTCCACGATTAGATCGTGATACCTTGAACGATGCATAGATGCCATCTTCTTGCTCTGTAAATTGTGTTGCCTTGCCTAATGGCTGGCGTGTGTCATGCTGATTAAGTAGCTTGACAGTTTTTGGATCTTCTGGAAGTGCAATTGCGCCCTTCTCGAATACGACCTTACCAGCAGAAGTGTTTCCCACTTCGCCTGTTCCCGCTGGCACGATCTTGCCTGAGATGAGGCGTTCCTCAACATTGGCAATTAGTCCAGACGAGAAGGTGATGACCTGATTTTCCATTAGGCTATTCCTTCGCTTCCGTTTGGTGTTAAATCTTCCATCTCCATCGCTTGCTCAACTGTGATCAAGCCTAGAGATAACATCTTCTCAATTACTAGCAATCTTTCCATTGGTTCAACTGCTAGGAATGATGAGTCCACATCGAACTTAACCGCGTTGCCACGAGCAGTAATGTCATCCATTGACAAGCGATCTTCAATAGCGCACACATAAGGTGCAAGGCTGAGAGAATAGAATTGCTTGCGCTCATCTAATACATTTGCGTAAGTCATGCTCTGATTTGCTTCTGCTGATAACAAGTAAGCAGGGACATTACACAAGCGAGAGATTTCAGTTGCAAGGAATTGCTGTGCCTCGTCATACATCATGTCTTTAGGTGAGAATGATGTTGGCTGGTATTCCAAAGTAGATGTTAAGTAAGCAGTGCTGCGATTGTTGCGAGCGTTTTTCCATGCTGCAAGTAATCCTGCAACTTCTTTAGGATCAAGGTCTGCTCCATTGTTACGAAGCACACCAGATGGCATTGGAGTCGATGCTGCTAATACTGCTGCCTTACGAAGATCAATTGCAGCTCTGATTGTTTCAGATCCACGCTCTAAGATACCTTCATCAAATGCTTGAAATGTTACAAGTGATCCAAGTCCTGACATTGGTACAGGTTGAGCCTCGATGTAATACTGAGTGACTTCCATGCCGTAAAGATCAGTGGTAAATGTAACTTTGACATTTGGTATCCACTTGAAACGAGAAGGGCGACCATCTTCTGCATACACTTCTGTAACTTGCCAGTAAGCCACGCCGTACATTAGAAGGCTATCTACAGTCCACGCCATTGTTACGGAACGCGGTTGATTAAGTGCTGGCTGATCAACCCAGATTGGATTGCCTAACTCTTCACCTGTGGACTTGCGATACAAGTTAAGTGGCAATCCACCGATGACACCGCTCAAAAGATTGCGGCACTTGGCAACAGCTGGGACTGACATAGCTTCGTTGCGTTGCACTCGTGGGAGTACATAGTTGTAAAGCGAGTTGAGGTTCTCGCCCATAATTTGAGGGGCGTATTGCGCTAAAAGCGATGAACGCTTATCGTCATTAGAGATTGCTTCAGTTTTGCGGAATAGACCCATAGTCATAAAGTGTAGCATTTGTCAAGTAATTAGACAACACGCCGTCGGCGTGTCTAAATGTAAATCTGCGGCTTAGGCTGAGGGATCATCAACTTAGAAACTACCATCGCTAAACCAATAGGGGCTGAGATGTCACCAGAAGATTTGCGCTTGATGATGCGCCATGCGCTGTCATTAGTTTTAGCCGCTGTATTCTGGAACTGCTCAATAAGCTCTTTCTGCCCATTGTGAACTACTCGCAAGTTAGTCATACCTTCCAGCAAGTCTCCACAGGCTTTGTAGAATTGCTGACCTGAGACATCCTCAACAACTACGCCAGAATTAGCCAAGCGATCTGCAATAGTCTGAGTAGCATACTTGTCATAGCAGACAATTCTAGGCTTGTAGAGATCAACCCATGCTTTGATTGCAGCAGCCATCTTTAACTCATCGATGGCTACCTGTGAACTGAAAGTCTCTAGGATGCCAATGCCGATCCTGCCGTCTGGAAGCAATTGACCAGCTGTGAGCGAGCCATTTCTCCGACTCGGACTTACATCAAACCCGAAGATTGTATAAGCACCCACTGTCATTTCAAGCTCTGAGTCTGAACTGTTCTCCAGTACCTCAGTACTGAACGGACAATTAAGAGCCGAGATCCATTGACAAAGTGTCTCTGTGCGTGCTGCATCTGGTGTGGATGATGCAATCGTTTCCTCTATAGCAGCTTCAGTAATGAGATAACCGAGCGAAGGATTAGCCATAGCCCAAGCCTTACGATCCCAAATGTCACAGAAGTCAGGTGCAGAGTATTCGTAATAACCCAAACTCTTAGGCGGGTAATTCTTGCAGGACTCGTGTAGCGAATTCAGCACAGTGCTGAAATGGTCTCCAGCATTGGATGTAAAAAGTCTTTGGCTGTTTAAGCGTGCAAGGGTTACGCTTTTAGCAGCGTCCATAGCCGCTTCAGACACCTCGCGTAATTCGTCAATCCAAAGGAAATCTGCGGTTCTGCCTCTTGCGCCGTCGGATGTTGCAGCGGCTACTTCTAATTGCGCTCCAGATGCCAGAATGATGCGCTCATCGCCGTTAGTCCTACGAATACCCTTTTTAGGATCTCCATCCTTCAGCTGCGCTCTCATCCAGTCATTACGCTCAATGATGTCTGCCATGATGTTGAAAGACTTCATTGCCATAGCTCTATTAGAGGACATAATGAGAATGTCCTTTTCACCGAACATGAACCACCCTG